CGCCGGAAGTACAGCGCATTCCGCTCGAGCGCGTCCTTGCACTCCCGGCGCCACTCGTCCTGCGTGTGCGAGCGGGCGAGGAAGTCCTTGTCGAGGTCGTCGAGTTCAATCGCCACGGTCCACCTCCGCAATCCGCTTGCCGATCCAGGCCATGCACGGCACGGCCATGCTGTTGCCGAGTGCCTTGTAGCGCGGCCCGTCTGGTGCTTCGGGCTTCTTGCGCCACGGGATGTTCGTAAAGCCGTCAGGGAAGCCTTGCAGCCGCTCGCACTCCACGGGCGTGAGGCGGCGGACTTGCATGGCGTGACGGACTCCAACCTCAACCTTTCGACCGTCGCTTGCGCCAAGCGGCCAAGTGACTTGCGCTTCAGTTCGCTGATAAGAATTGAACGCCACCGGCTGCGCGACCACGGTGCCTTCCTTCCCGCTTCGATTGCTGTCTGATCGCATCGTGTCGCTGATGCTGTCCTGCATCCAGTAGCCTTGCCCTGACTCGCGCATCGCCACCGGCTGCGCGACCGCGTGCTTGTCGCCCTTCGTCAGGGTCGGCGCGGGGTCGCCCGGCTGACCGATGCCGAGGCCGTTGCCCTTGCCGTCGCTATGCTCGCCGCGCTTCCCGGCGTGCCGTGTCGCTTGGTCGTGGATGGGGATGGGCTGCGCGACTACGTTTTGACCGCGATCAGCGCAAGGCGAGGAGTCATGTCGCGCTGTTAGGCTGCCGGCAATGTTGCCGAATTGCGTGATGGGCTGCGCGACAAACTGATCCTGCGCCGCCGCCAGCGTGAAGGCGCGCTCCTCGCTGCCGAGGTAGCCTTTGCCCGCCTGCTTGCCGATGTTGGTGCTGCCGCGAGAGCCATCCTCGCGCTCAACGCCGCCGCGGACTTTGAAAATGTGCGGCGTTACTCCTGCGCTGCCGTTTGCAACGCTACCGCCAACGCCGCCGGCAACTGCTTCCCGCGCTTCCCGGCGCGGCGTAAAATTCCTTGACACGCTTTCGCGCTCAAAAAGAACCTGAGCGGCACGCTGCCAGTCTCCAAGATGTCCGACAACGAACACACGACGGCGGCGCTGGGCCACTCCGAACCATTGAGCGTCCAAGACTCGGTAGGCCCACCCATACCCCAACTCCCCCAACGCCCCGAGGAAGGTGCCAAAATCCCGTCCTCCGCCAGATGACAGGACGCCGGGGACGTTTTCCCAGACAACCCATCTAGGCCGGTAACGTTGAGCGATCGCAAGGTACGTGAGCATGAGGTTTCCTCGAGGGTCTTCGAGGCCCTTGCGGAGACCCGCGACGCTGAAGGATTGGCAGGGGGTTCCTCCGACAAGAAGCTCAACTGGTTCATCAGGCCACTCCTGGAATTTGGTCATATCGCCGAGGTTCGGCACGTTGGGGTAGTGGTGCGCGAGCACCGCAGACGGGAACGGTTCGATCTCGCTGAACGCCACCGGCTGCCAGCCGAGTGGGTGCCATGCGACGGATGCGGCTTCGATGCCGCTGCAGACTGAGAGGTACTTCAATCGGAATCCTCCGCGCTGTGCCAGTCGCGCTGGCGCTTAAGGAACGTCGGCCACTTGAGCTCGTCCACCCAGCTGCGATCGTCGATCAGCACTTGGTTGGTGGGCTGCGCCGTGAACCGGCCGTTGTCGAGCTGCAGGAAGTAGAACTCCTTGCTCTGCGACGGCGAGGCGCTGAACGCATCGCCGACCGGCGCGAGCGTGAAGAGGTACATGCCGGCGTGCTCGGCGCCGTCCTGCAGCCGCACCCTCGCATTCATGGAGGAGAGATACGGATATTCGAGGGTCGTGAACTGCCACCCGTAGGCGTCCCAGGTCGCGGCCTGCCACGGCTCCCAGGGCGGGGCGTCCTTGACCGCGGCGAGCTGATGCAGCGGCACGTTGCGGTACACGGCGCCGCACTCGAGCAGCACATGGCAGCCGAACGCGCGGCCGGGCCACGAGGTCAGCCCGAACCACACCCCGCGCAGCCAGTCGTGCTGGCCGATCGCGTTGGGCTCGACCCAGATGTACCTGTGGGCGGGCAGCGCACCCGAGTGCGTGTAGAGCGTCATCGGTTCCGCAGCCTCGCAAGACCGCGCTCGCCGAACAACTGCCGCACCATCCCCGCAAGGTGCGGGTTGCCGATGACCTCCTTCGGGTCTGCGTCGCGGATTGCAGCAGCCGCCGCGTCTTTCAGGCGCTCCATCGCGTCCGCATCCGGCTCGCGCATGGTCAGCCGTGCAAGGTACGCCTCGCAGAGCTTCAACCTGTGGATAGGGGTCGGCTCCTGCTTGCCCCACACTCGAGCGGACCACTCGTCCTGTTCTGCGTGACGGGCGATGTCGGCGGCTTTCTGCTTGTCGGTCTTCTCGACCTTCTCGCCGGGGCGCAGCGCAGCCTTCTTGATCTCGAACAGGCCTTGCCACTGGTTCGCGATGGACTGGTCCACGACCGCCGCTTGGTCAGCGCCGAAGCGGGCAAGCTTGAGCTTCATCGCGTGTTCGCTGATCGGCTTGATGGGCTTGCGGATGGCCTTCCTGAAGGCGACCCATCTCTCCCACGATGCTTCATCGAGTTCGTTCATGTGTGTTTCCTCCAATCGGTTGTGTTCCAGTTTCCTTTGCCGTGATTGCACTCGCTGCAAAGGATTTGCAAGTTTTCTGGGTCGAGCGCAAGTTCGGGATGCGTAAGGCGTGGCTTGATATGGTCTACGTTCATCACCGCACCAGTCTGCGGCGTTGCGCCGCAGCACATGCAGCGCGGGCCGTACTTAACAAGAACCTGCATGCGCACTTTGCGCCACTCGTATGTCTCTAGAAAATCGCGAGTCGAGCAAAAATCGGTTTTTTTTCTTTCAGTCCTTGATGGCCCTTTCGATTTTCTTTTTTTCGGTGCTTTCACAGATTCACGGGTGAATTGCCGCATAACTTGTTTGTGTGCATCCAAGTAAGCCGCATCACTTTCATCTAAAGTTTTCTGCCTAGCGCCTTGGGCTCGCTGCAACCATTCCACGGCGAGCTTGATTGGCGACTCGCCTTTCGACAAATTCTGACCACGCACGGCCCGAAGATATGCCGAGGTCATGATGATTCTATGAGTATGATTCCCCACTCTTAATCCCCCATGCTCGGAACCCAGAGAAAACCCCCCTAACCCCCACAGCATGTGAAGGTGTCGAGAGGTTCCGGTTATGCCCGTGTACCCGTCGATATAACCCGCCTCGGCAATTTAACCAGCCCAAGGTCGTGGCTTGCGCCAACCGGAATTGCACCGGCCCCGCTGGCGACAGATTTGGCCCATGTCGAGGGGCTATGCGATGGAGTGATTGACAGACCTTTTCCCCCGGTCTATCGTCACGACACCTCGATACGCATCCCGAGAGTAGGGCCCTCCCCCCGCCCGCGTCAAGCCCCCGAAAGGGGGTTTGTCGTTTCTGGCCTCCTCCACGGCCTCGCAGATCACCGCCGCCACGCCGCGCACCCACCGTCTACGCCGAGCCATCACCCGCGCCACCTCTCGGCGACTCTCCAGGTGAGCCCGGTAGTAAGCCCGATGGTACGCAGCGCGGCTCATGGGCTGTCCGGCGTAGGCCGCAGCCCAGCCTCGATCTTGCGAATCAGCCGCCGAGTGCTGCGCGACTGGTCCTCTTCCTTGAGCTCGGCCACAACCTCACCGGCAAGCTCACGCAACGCATACCGCTCCGGCACGCCAACACGCGCCCACTTCGATACCGCTGCCCGCGTGACACCGAACCGCCGCGCAATGGCGCTTTGGTTGCCGTACTTCTTGACAAGTTCATCGACAGTCATAAGACCTCCGTTGTTAACGACCGGAAGCATACGGCAAAAAAAAGATGGATACAAGTGTTGACATAGCTACCGGAGCCGGTTTAGGATTCACCCGTCGATTACACACACACAGGGGAATTGACCATGAGATACCGACCCATCCCGTCCCATCTGCCCCCCGCCATCCGCTGGGGCATGACCGCAGGCCAGTGCCGCGCCGGTCGCGATCAGGCGATGCGCTTCGCCCGCCAGAACCCGAAGATGACGGCTTACGTCACGATGGCCCGCAACCAGCAGCGCATGATGCTGATGGCCATGCGCATGGCCCGCGAGGTGCAGTCATGAGCGGCTTGGATAAATTCGCACTCGCATGTCAGGCAGCGTTCTGGGACAGAATCCAGAACAATCAGCCGATCGCAGACGAGTACAACTTCGGCGACCAGTGGCGAGCATTGGTCGAGACCCGCACGATGGAGGCTGCTAAGGCCGCAGACTTCAAAGTGCATATCGCTCGACTTGGCGTGGACGATGATGGGGATGCCGCTGACGCTCTCGACGAAATGCAGAAGCAAACCTTCTCCGTAATCCACGACCTGAAGCGCAAGGTGGCCGCATGAGCGCCTTCGACGTCGTATACGTCACGGTCGTGACCATCGGCATGGCGCTGTTCTTCGGTGCCATCGTGGTTTGGATGTTCACCCGCCCTGCGCCGTGGAAGCGTCGGCGTGAGCGCCTGCCGAACCCCGCCTGGAGAGCCCGCGTCTACCAGCCCCACCACCACAGCCGCTGGTGGGTGTGATGGAAGACGACGATACCTGGTGGCACCAGCTCGACCTCGAGATGCAGGAGCGCGAGGAAGAGGAACGCATCGCAGCCTGCAACACCGCTTTATCCCTACTGACACAGGAACACACGCATGAACCAGTCTGAATCTATCGCCGCCCTCGCCGCTGCTCTGTCCAAGGCGCAGGCCGACATCACCGGAGCCTTGAAGGACAGCGCGAACCCGTTCTTCAAGTCAAAGTACGCGGACCTCGCGTCCTGCTGGGACGCCTGCCGCAAGCAGCTCGCCGCCAACGACCTCGCCGTCATCCAGACGACCGAGATCGGCGAGAGCGGGGCCATCCTCGTGACCACCCTCGCGCACTCGTCCGGGGAATGGATGCGCGGGTACCTGCCCATCCTGACCAAGGACGCCGGTCCGCAGGGGCAGGGCTCTGGCATCACCTACGCCCGCCGCTACGCCCTCGCTGCCATAGTGGGCCTTGCCCAGATCGACGACGATGCCGAGGCGGCGCAGGCCCGTGGCAAGCCCGAGGCCAAGCCCGACCCCGACCTTGCCAAGAAGGTGGCCGAGTGCCAGACCCTCGCCGACCTCACCGCCCTGTTCAAGGGGCTGACCGAGGCGCAGCGTCAGGCGTCCTCCGGCATCTTCGCCGCCCGCAAGAAGGAGCTCGGCTGATGGAGCAGCGCACCCCCGAATGGTTCGCCAAGCGGCTCGGGCTCGTGACCGCCAGCCGGATAGCCGACGTCATGGCGAAGACCAAGACCGGCGCGTCGGCCTCCCGCAGCGGGTACATGGCCGAACTCCTGACGGAACGCCTCACGGGACAGCCCACGGAGGGCTATAAGAGCCCCGCCATGGACAGGGGCATCGAGCTAGAGCCCGTCGCCAGAGCCGCCTACGAGGCGCGAGAGGGCGTCCTCGTGGATGAGGTGGACTTCGTGCGCCACCCCATCCTCGAGGCCGGGGCGTCCCCGGACGGGCTGGTCGGGGAGGACGGCTGCATCGAGATCAAGTGTCCGAACACCTCCACGATGCTTGAGTACATCGAGGACCGCTCCGTCCCCCGCAAGTACCTCCTGCAGATGCAGTGGCAGATGGCCTGCACCGGTCGCAACTGGTGCGACTTCGTGGCCTTCGATGACCGCCTGCCGGAGCACCTGCGGCTGCTCGTCATCCGAGTCCCGCGAGACGAGGGTGTCATCGCCGAGATCGCGGGCGAGGTCGGGCGGTTCCTGACCGAGCTGCGGGACCGGGTCGAACACCTGCAGACGGTGCGCCTGTGACCCTCGTCACCGGGTACTTCATCCAGCGCGAGGGCTGGGGCGGGTGGGAGGACGTACCGGCGCACGTTCTGGAACACGTCGGCCACAAGCCGAACCCCTACCTTGACATCAACCACGCACAGGCCGCGCTAGACGCAGCCGAGGCTTTCGGCGACGAGAGACACCGTCTCGTCGGTCGCCCCGTTTCCATCAACCAGGAGTAATCCATGCCCTTCGACCGCACCAACACCGGCACCCTTCGTCGCAACGACCGCAAGCAGAAGGACACCCATCCCGACTTCACCGGGGACCTGAACATCAACGGCACCGAGTTCTGGCTTTCGGGCTGGATCAAGACTGCCGGGGAGAACGCCAAGAACCCGGGCCAGAAGTTCTTCAGCCTCGCGGTCAAGCCGAAGGAGGAGCAGCGGGCCAAGACTATGGCCGAGCAGAACCCCGAGAAGTTTGCCGACGATGAGGATTTGCCGTTTTGAGCTCGGCAGACCAAGAAGATTGGCGAACCGTCCGCTCCCTGCCGAATGTGGAAGTTTCCTCGTTCGGCAGGGTTAGGGCGGCGAAGAAGACAATCCCTATGCCGAGAGGAGGATTCCGCGTGTGCGCAAGCGATGGGAGTTTGGGGTCATGGGATGGCAGTCGGTATCTGTACGTCCTCCATCGTCGGACGTACAAGGTTGCTCGCTTGGTTTGCGAAGCGTTCAACGGCCCCTCGCTGCCCGGCCAAGTTTGCATGCACTTGGACGAGAACGCACGCAACAACCGGCCTGAGAACCTTCGGTGGGGAACGCAGCGCGAAAACCTGAACGCACCGGGGTTCTTGGCTTACTGCCGTTCTCGCGTAGGAGAAAAAAGCCCTGTAGTGATAGGCAAAAAACTTCGGCAGGCAGTCTGATGAACCGCATCTTCCCCAAAGGCACCACCCCTGACCAGATCGCTTCGGCGATCTCGGTCATGGTGCGGTGGCTCGACCCAGCGAAGTCTTGGAAGGTCACGCTGGAGGAGTTCAAGCCCCGGCGATCGGACATGCAGAACGCTTTCCTCTGGGGCGTCGTCTACCCGTCCATCCTTGAGGGCGGCGGGGAGGCTCTGGCAGGCTGGCAGAAGGACGACCTGCACGAGTTCATGCTCGGTGAGCACTTCGGCTGGGAGACGCTCACGCTCGGCGGCAAGACCGTACACAAGCCGGTGCGCCGCTCGTCCCGACTCAACAAGCAGGACTTCTCCGACTACCTCGAGTTCCTATCCCGCCGCGCCGCAGAGCTCGGCATCGTGATACCCGAACCGTCCTATGGAGACACACCATGACGCAGACAGAACAGATCCGCGCCCACCTAGTATCGGGCCGCGATATTACCCCCCTCGAAGCACTCGACCAGTACGGGTGCTTCCGGCTCGCCGCCCGGGTCGCCGACCTTCGCGCCGAAGGCCTCGACGTGCAGACCGTGACCGAGGAGCGCAACGGCAAGCGGTATGCACGGTACCGGCTCGTCGGGCAGCTCGAGCTCGTATGAGCATGAAACGCTTCCTCTCCCTCGGCGCTGGCGTTCAGAGCAGCACCCTCGCGCTGATGATCGCGCACGGCGAACTCGACCCCGTAGACGCTGCCATTTTCGCGGATACCCAATGGGAGCCGCGCAAGGTGTACGAGTGGTTGGACTGGCTCGACGCAGAGATTCAACGCTGCCCGTACCCGTTCCCGGTGTATCGGGTGACGAAAGGAAGCCTGCGCGATGCGGCGCTTACTAGCAAGAACACCAGCGGCGGCAAATTCGCCGCGATTCCGTGGCACATGGAAATGTTAAACGGCGACCGGGCGATGGGGCGGCGGCAATGCACCGCCGAATTCAAAATCGGCCCGCTGACCAAAAAGACCCGCGAACTGGTCGGACTGGTTCCGCGCCAAAGGGCAAAGGGCATCCTCTGCGAAACCTTTATCGGCATCAGCACCGACGAGGCGTTGCGGATGAAACCGTCGCAGGAAGCGTGGAAGGTTCACCGCTGGCCTCTTATCGAAAAGGGCATGGCGCGGCATGACTGCCTCAACTGGATGGAGCGCAAAGGCTACCCGCTGCCGCCGAAGTCATCCTGCATCGGATGCCCGTATCACTCCGACCACGAATGGCGGGCGGTCAAGGCTGACCCCGAGGCATGGGCAGATGCGGTGGAAATTGACCGCATCATCCGCGAACCGGCACGGGGTATGCGAGGGCGGCAGTTTATGCACCGTTCATGCGTCCCGCTTGACCAAGTAGACCTGTCCACCGCCGCCGATCACGGGCAGGTCGACCTATTCAACAACGAATGCGAGGGGATGTGCGGGGTATGAATCTACGCAAACAGGCGCGAGGCCGGGGCTGCACCGTGCGGCTTCCCGGAGTGTGCAACCACAACTCCGAGACGGTCGTCCTGGCACACATCCGCATGGCCGGGGTCTCCGGCATGGGGATGAAGGCCGACGACCTGCTTGGGGCGTGGGCCTGCTCTGCCTGCCACGATGCCATCGATCGCCGGTCCCACCCCGAGCTCGAGCGCGACTATGTGCGGCTCGCCCACCTTGAGGGCATGGTCCGCACCATCGCGCAGTTACGCTCCGAGGACCTCGTCTGACTTACGGCCCAGCGTCTCGCCACGCACCGCCGCTGTAGAAGTACAGCTTGTTGTTCGTGGTGTTGACCACGATCGGGGCCATGCCCGTGATGGCAGTCGGCGTACCCGTAGGCGTACCCGCGCAGGTCGGCACATACAAGAAGCCGTTGGTCGCGGTCGTGGCGAGGGCGGCAGATGCGCCTGCTACGATGTTGCTATCGCTGGTGACTCGCATGACCTCCG